CAATTTAGTTATCTCCTGTTCGACCGATGCGCGTTTCTCTATGAGAAATACAATTTCTCGCTTTACATCGTAAACCGTTCTCTTCATAACAGATTCCTAAAGCATGTTTGGTGGGCCTGCAGGGATTCGAACCCCGAACCAAGGGATTATGAGTCCAATGCTCTCACCGTTGAGCTACAGGCCCGATCAAAGCTATCCGATGTTTGGGCTCTCGTTAATGACTCGATATGCGTCCATCTCTATTGGATCATCAAGAGGCTCAAGATCCTGGTAGCCATCTCCAGCATCGTAAATCTCGTGCGGCATCGGGATGCTCATTGCCACAATCGCGTCGTCTTCGTTGATTTCCGCTGTAAACGTCTCACCGCAGGTTTTGTGCTGGATGATCTTGATAGTGGTCATGTCTTTCTCCGATGCCTCTGGTTGAGGCTGTTTCTCAGGTACAAACCCAGTTTATCAAACCCGGAGAAAATGTCAAGCAATTTGTTTATTAAATGTGCGGAGGCTTGCTGATGGGGCACCCAATCGGTCGCGAGGCCATATACTCGGCATTCTTCGCGCAGTTGAAGACGGCGCTTGTGACCCCGACAAGCCCGTTCAACTACGCTGGTAGGCGCCCGGTTCCTGACACTGACTTGGCCGAGGAGCAGTACCCCGCATTCTTCATGATGGAGGCCGGTGAAATCTATGACCGTAGCGTTCTATTTGCGCCTGCGCGGGTATCTCTACTCTGCACGATTTCAGTTGTTTCCCTTCAAGGCGAAGTTCCAGATGAGACCAATGTCTCAAATCTTAACAACCTTGCGGATGCGGTTGAGAGCGCCATACAGGATTCGGTCGGGCCAACGGCGGACTTGACCCTGGGCGGACTGGTGCAAGATTGCTGGATCACGCATCGGACCTTGACAATTACCGGCTCATCGTCGCAACGTCAGAGCAAACAGAACTTCGGCGTAGAAATCGTACTGCCGCATTCGAGGTGACAAATGTTCTACGAAGACTCCAGAATGGGAATGGCGAAGTCGGCAACCCCCAACCCCTACAACAATCACGGCGTGGGCTGCCCTTGTATTCTATGCGGCCAGACGCGCGGGATGGCGATGGCAAAGCGGGACGCCGGTGCCAGCGAAGAGAAGATGCACCTGGCCATTGCCCATAGCCTGCACCACTCGCAGGCAAAGGGTGATCACGAGCGCAAGGCTTACGGCTGGGGAGGCGTTCATGATGGGCAGGCACCGCCCGAACTCACTGTCGAGCAGAAGGCCAAGCATCTGGAAGCGGCCGCCGCTCACGGGCAAGCTCAGGACCATTACCGTTCTGCGGCCAACTCCTACCGCGACAACCTGCCTAAGGGTGCCGCTGAGCATCAGAAGCTGGCAGAGGAAGCGGCGGCGCGGGCCGAGAAGCTGAGCGCAAAGGCGAACGCGTAAATGAGCGACCCAACATATGGCGCGCTCCCGGTACAGATCGACCCCACGGCATGGGGCGGCAGGACCAACACGCCTACCGCGTCCCTTACCGTAGACTCGATTCAGAACCAGATAGCCGCCCAGCTTGTAGCGTTCTTCGCTTCCGGTTCGCTGGCAATTCCGGTCTACATCTACCCGGCCTTCGATCTTGATACGTGGTGGGCTTCATCGGCGATTGCTTTCGTCCTGATTTCCTACAGCAACACGGGACTCTCGAAACCGCTTGCAACGTCGAGCATGGTCCAGGAGCGCACTCTCCAGTTCAAGGTCCACGTTGAAGCGCGCAAGACAGCGTGGAACCTCAGCGGGGTCGGCTCAGTCTACGCGCTCATCGATGCAATTGAATCGGCGCTCGGGGGATTCCAGCCTACCGGATGCCGTCACGCCTACTTCACTGAGGAAAGATTCTCGGAACAGGACCCACAAGGGCGCGTCTGGCTGTACGACTTGACGTTCAACGTCCTCACCATTCGCCCGCGGCTGTTGCCCTCTTACGCGCTGGCGAACTTGCAGCAAGCGATTTTCAACGTTACTCCGAGCGGAGATCAGATCATCGTTCCATCGGAGTAGCAACCTGATACACTTTGTATCGACGGGTACTCAAGCACTGAGGCTCGGATGGTTCTGGTTTGATAAGCCAGCACTGTCCGGGCCTTTTCACGTTTGGCGGCAAAGGAGCGGAGAAATATGAGTTTCTTCCATGGCATTACAGTAACCGAGGTCAACACCAACGGCGTATCGATTCAGGTGGTCAACTCGGCAGTTATTGGCCTCATCGGCTCGGCTCCGCAGTGGTCGGCATCGTCTGGAGCAGGACCCGGAATCAACGTCCCGACGCTCATTCAGTCCGCCGCGCAGGGCTCGGCGTTTGGCAAGCAGATTCAGGGTTATACGATTCCTGAAGCCCTTGCGGACATTCAACTCCAGGGCGCGGGGGCCGTCATCGTCATCGACGTGTTCAACCCACTGCTCCATCAGAGCACCTTTGCGACCAATCCCTTGACAGGACCCGCATCCAACAGTGTGCCGGTAACACTCGGTCACATGGGCCTAATTGGTCCAGGCTTGCCCAACACTCCCCTTTCTACCGCTTCGGTTGACACCGTGGCGCAGGCGGGCGGCGCGGCAAGCCACAGTTATGCAACAGGCGACACGATCACCCTCGCGGGTGGAACGGCGTCAACTCCCGCGGTCCTGACCGTGGCGACAACGAAGCTCGTATCGCTGGCGGTGAATGCCCCCGGCGGCGCTACATCGCACAACTACGCAGCCGGCGACAGCGTTACGCTGGCAGGCGGAACCGCTTCGGTTGATCCTCAACTCACCGTTACCTCCACTCAGGTTACGGGCGCAACGGTTGCGATCGGTGGAAGCGGCGGCACGAACGGGACTCAAACTGTGACCGGAACGACTGGCACCGGGACACGCTTTCAGGCTTCTGTGACTGTGGCCGGTGGCGCGATTACCGCGGTCCTGTCGATCTCTTTGGCTGGCTCCTACTCCATAAACCCCACGGCTCCCGCTCTTGAGCCTGTGACGGGCGGTGGACTGGTTGGCGCCGAACTGGCAATCACTCTGGGCGTGGCCACCTTCAACATCGTCAACGCGGGTAGCTTCACCGTGAACAGTGCCGCGCTGACACAGGCAAGCTCAACAGGACTCGGCACCGGGGCAACCTTCAACCTTGGCGTCTTTGGAGTCCTGACGGCCACGGTATCCACTGCGGGCAGCTACTCGGCTGTCCCGGCGAACCCTGTAGCTCAGGCCAGCACCTCGGGCAGCGGCACCGGTGCCACTTTCAATGTGACCTTTGCGGGGCCGCCTACCACTGTCGTGGTCAAGAACCAGGCCGGCTCGACGACCTACGTCGAGGGCACTGATTACACCATCGATTACGTGAACGGCCTGCTCTACACCAAGAGCGGCGGCGCAATCACCTCGGCGCAGGCATTGCAGGTCTCCGGCGCCTACTGCGACCCGTCCAAGGTTGCATATACCGACATCATCGGGACCGTGACCGGAAGCACCTATACCGGCATCCAAGCCTTGCAGACCACCTTCCAGACGATGGGCCTGTTCGCCAAGCTGCTCATCACCCCAACCTTCTACGATGCGTCAACCAGCGCCAACCTGCTGGCCATGGCGACGAAGCTCCAGGCCATCTCGTTCACCGACGCGCCCCCGAACACGACTGTGGCAACCGCCATCGCCAACCGCGGAGCCGCCGGCAATGCCTTCAATCAGGCCAGCGACAGGCTCGCGCTCACCTTCCCTTGGCAGTTGAAGACTCCCACCGCCATCATCCCCACTGGCGTTGTGGTGAGCGCGCAGGGAAACATCGGCTATACGTCCGTGACTGGCACCGTGGACACGCCGTATAGCACGTGGGTAGCTGGCGCTACGGCAGCCAGCGATATCGCCAATGGCTTCTGGTTCTCGCCGTCGAACACGGTCATCAACGGTATTCTGGGTCCCGATGTCAGCCTATACATGAGCGCCTACGACCCGACTTCAGACACGAACGCGCTGAACGCGGCTGGCATCATGACGGTCTTCAACGGCTTCGGTACCGGCTACAGGACATGGGGCAACCGCGCATCGAGCTTCCCGTCGAGCGGCGCAGTGACCACGTTTATCGCCGTTCGCAGGACCCTCGACGTTGTGGAGCAGAGCATCCAGTACAGTTCGCTGCCCTTCGCCGATAAGCCCATCACCAACGGTCTCATCAATTCGATCTTGCAGAGCGTGAATGGGTTTATCAACTCGCTCATCCAGCAGGGCGCATTGATTGCCGGAAGCGCGGTCACCTACAACCCGGTTGACAACCCCCCTGCGAGTCTGGCGAATGGGCAACTCACGTTTGAAGTAAGCGTGATGCCGCCGCCGCCGGCCGAGCAGATCATTTACAACTTCTCCATCAACACCAGCCTGCTTGCGAACCTCGGGGCATCCGTAACGAGCACCAGCACAACCAGCAACTTCAACGTGACCGCATAAGGAGCGCACCGTGGCAAATCTTGTCATCAACAGCCTGTCGAATTGCAACGTGTATCTGAACGGCGTCGAACTCCTCGGGCGCGCCGCGGAAGTCAAGATTCCCCAGCCCAAGCGCATCAGGACAGACTACAAGGGCCTCGGCATGGCCGCGCGCATCAAGATCCCGACCGGATGGGACATGATGGAGTCCACCATCAAGTGGTCTTCGTTTGATCCTGACACCATCAAGCGGGTGGCGCTTTCGAGTCAGACGTGCTGGATTGCTTGCCTGGGCGATCTCCAGACACTCTCGGCATCGGGAGAGATCTTCGAGAGTCCCGTTATTTACAACTTCAACGGCGTCCCGTTCGACGTGGGAGACGTGGATTTCAAATCTCAGGAGTTGGTCGAGTTCACGTCCAGCTTCGATGTCTACCACGTAGACCTGAGCGTAGGCGGCGTGCGGATTTACCTTTTCGACGCTTTCTCGAATCAGTACGTCGTGAATGGCGTTGACCAGTTGGCGAACTATCGCGCAAACATCGGAGGTTGATAAGTGGCAGCCAACGGATATGCACCATCCGCTTCTCAGCAAGTCGTAGCAAGCGGAATAGCACAGACAGTCGCCAATCCAGGCACAGGATCAACGCTGCGTCTTGCCAATGTGGGAGCAGAGCCTGTGTATGTCGCACTGGGCGCATCGAGTCCTGTTGCGGTCACTCCCCAGACGGGACTCGCGATCTTGCCCGGCGCGCCTGCTGAGTTTCTGACGGCGGTATCAAACGGGTTCATCAGCTTCGTGACTGACGGATGCACTTTCAATGTTCGGCTCAACATCTCGCAAGGGACGTAGAGGCCGGCCACAACCATAGCCAAGCACTGGCGTGAGGTGATTCAAATGGCAACAGGACCCATCGTACTGACTTCCGATACAACCCCTTCCCCCGAACAGATTCGCCGCGAGTTCGATCTTCCCTCTGGCAAGCACGTTATCTTGCTCAAAGGCACAGGCCGTGACCAGCGTCTGGCCGCCACGGTTGCCGGCGAGAACGCAGACAGCATCAAGATTCAGGACGCCCTGGCTTCCCGTCTGTCCCTTGTGGACGGCAAGCGCATCCGCATGGAAGACGTGGACGAGATGGACTTTGACGATGCGATGGTGTTTCGCGCCGAGGTCTCTCAGGTATTGCGCCCTTTGCTCCAGAGGATTTCCAGTGTCCTGAAACCGACGCCGGACGCTCCGAACCCCAATCAGGACGCGGAAACAGACCAGTCGTCCTAAGCATGGAAGCGTTGGGCGCGATGGTGCATGAAGGGGTCAGTCCTGAATCCATCGATTCCATGTCAATAGGCGATTTAGTAGGGTGGTACCAAGTTCTACAACAGTACAGCCGGGCAGTTGAGAAGCGCATCCCGAAGCGGAGGAAACCTTGAGCGAAGACGATCAAACATCCATCCTGAAGGTTCTCGTCCAACTCCGCGACGAGGTTACTGACCCTCTAAAGCAGGTCAATGACCGATTCAGCGAGATGGCGGAGAACTTCGCCAGCATTGGGATGGCGG